CCTTGAATGTGTCTCCAGTAGAAGCTGCAGCGGGAGTTCCGCCATCATTAGACATGACTAAATCAGCATCCCCACCTGTACCACCAAGATTGTCTACACCAGCATTATCTACCCAACCAGATACATATGCATAACGTTTATGGTAAGAAGGTCGTCTTTCAGTAAACTTGAACTCTGGATCGTCAGTTGGCTTCTTAGCTACTTTTGATACAAATCGAAAGAAAGGGTCCTGTGCGATGGCTAATTCAGAGACACGGTCTCCAAAATTATACCTTCGCCTAAGATCACCAGTATCTTTAGATGTACCATCAGACCAAGTCGCAACATCAGAATAGGTTCCAAGTGTAAAAATATCGGCCATTTATTTACCTTTAAGTTAACAATTAAGACTTTTAATTATGATAAACTAAAAGCCTGTTCCATTTCCTTATCTATATCCATGAGAGCGTCAAACACTCGATCATCACCCGACCCAGGAGTTGAGCTACCACTAGAACCTGCTGAAGCTGCTGAAGAAGGTCTTTCACGAACTTTCTTCATTTGCTCCATCATTTCGCCTTTTGTATTCTGAGCTATTTTATCATCCTTCTTGCCTCTATGCATCAAATAATAAACATCATCGTAAGTTAGAGGTCTCGATTGTGCATATTGCACAACTTGTTGAAACTGGTCATCGCTTAGTTGATGCCTACTACGAAAGTCTTGTTCAGCTGTAACGCGTTGACTTTCTTCTTTTGAACTTTTGGCAAACTGACCAAGACGTTTTTGCACCACACCATCAATGGTGGAGTTTAATAACTTTCCTGAGTCAGAATCGGGATTATCAATAGCTTCGTCATAGTCAAAGACGAAGTCTTCGTCTAGTCCTAGTCTTTCCTTGAGATTACCAGGTGTTGAACCTCCACCCTCATAATATCCCTTAATGTGAGATATTAAATTAGGGTCTTCTCTCATATCATCTAAGATAGGCGCATAAGGCTCAAGTTCATCCAGTCTGCCTTTCAGCTTCGTGGCCTCTCTGCTTGAATCCTTATACCTTTTTTCGTAATTGTGACCTTGTTTATCGACTGATTCTTCGCGAGGGCTATTCATAGCCGTTACGCGGTCGTGCTGGACGGTCTCCCCAGCACTATCTAGTACAGCACCATTTACTTGTCTATCTAACTCATCAAAGAAGTCAGCGGAAGACATGTCTTGAGTTTCGGAGCTGTTATCTTCTAACAGGTTATCGTTTTGCTCTGTTTGCAGTGCCATAATGTACCTCCATTAATTTAACTGCGTTAAGTTACACCTTTCAACTTGTTTTTTCTGTTGTTTTTGATTGATCTTTCATTAAGCTGCGTAAGTACTTTTGCTGAGCTTCAGTCTCAAGTACATCTTTTCTTACTTCAGTATCAGCTGTCCTCACTTTGTCCTTTATTCCAGCTTGAACGACTTGTCTTGATAGTGTTTCAATAGTACCATCACGGTCTTTCAGCTCTTCAGTAAGTTCCTCTAATTGCTGCTTAAGTTGAGCATATACACTCTTTCTCCGTATAATCTGCTCTTTATTTCTTATATCTGTTTCAGCTAACATTGCTATATCATCAATAAGTCCTGATTGGAACCACCTAAAGTATTCTTCAATCAAAGCCCATCTGTTAACTGGTTGTGTAGAACCTCCAACATATCTCACATCAAATTTAGTTGAGGCATAATCATTCCATCTATTCATCACATCACCAAAATCATTATATACAGGAACGTTAATTTCAACATTCCTTTCCTCATGGCCACCTGCTTCAGGTTGAATAATTCTAAATACTTTATGAGCCGTATATGTATTCTGAGCTGTTTCCATAAAGATTTTACCTAAATGTTCTAATGCAGGTTCCATTATAGTCTGACCCCATGCTTTTATTCTCCTAGTACCATACTCATCTAAAGCAAGCATTCCTCTATATGTTTCATGCTTTTCAGTCTCTACACCTTGCAAAGCCCCTGGTATTCCTGATATATATTCTATATCTTGCTTTCCTTGTTGTGTTATACTAAAGAAAGCTTGGTTAAGAGGTAAAGGTTGTACTGAAGTCGGAGGAGTAAATCCTTGTCTATATTTTAATAAAGCACCTGGTGATGAAGAATACTTCTCCCATTCATCTTCAGGTACTGACCCTTCTTCATAAAGCCATCTTAGATTAGAACTTAAATTAGCATTATGAAGCATTATCTGATGAGATTTATTTATTTCTTGCTGCTTACCTACTAAAGGAGTAACTGCACTCATAGCATATGGAGTTCCTGTATAAGTATAAGGAAATGGTACTATTGGATAATTAGTATTAGCTAAATAATATTCATATAATAAAGTATCTCCTGCAACACACGTGACCTTCACTCTTGTATCGTGGAATTTCACTAAATCAACAACTGCACCTGAGAAATCTTCGTTATCAATAAGAGTTTTATACTCATCTTCACTAACAACCCTATTCTCAACTTTAGATACTTCTTCAGTAACTTGAGCTTCCATAGCTGCTTGCTGAGACTCTATCGCTTGTTGAGTTTCTTTCTGAAGTTTCTCTAATTCAAGCATAGCCCTTGACTCAATAATCTCACCATTCTCTAAAGCCATCCTAATACCAAGTTCTTTTTCCTCAGCCGCAACAGTTAATTCTTTAACAATAGCATCCATTCTTTCCTCAACCATACCATTGATACGCTCCATTTCTTGAGGACTTGGAGGAACTCTCATAAATATATTATAAAAAGGTAACTTCTCTCTTGAATACAATTCATAAAAATCTATAATATCGTCTTCTTTACCATCAGGTAAATAAGCTCTCGAACCCATATCTTCAAACTGGACACTATCAGATGAAGTCACATCCCTCAAACTAGCAGAACCAAATTGATTAACCGAACCTGTAGCTTTCTTTATCTTAGCTTTATGGTCTGGGAGTAAATTAATTAAATGATTCTTAGGTAAATCTTTCTTTACTACAATATAAGAAGCATCTCTAAATAGAAAATCACGACTCATAGGATCAACATATACATCAAAAGGCTCAATACGTCTAAAAACAACTTCCCCCATACCTCTATCTTTATCAGCGTCAATATCAACCATCATATATCCAATACCTTTAGTAAAAGCATCTTGGACTACTTGTGAAAATAATGACTTCCCGTTAGATATATACCAACAATAAGAAGCTATATCAGAGTGAATAGCCGCTATATCAATATCAGAACCTTCAGCTCCTACTGCCTGCCACCTTGGACTATTAGCAGTTACAAAGAACTTCATCATCTCAATAGCAGGAGTTATTCTATTAATAATAAAGTCAGGCATACCAGCTTCTTGTAAATCATCTCTTTCCTGAGCTGTTAACTGGTCATTAAGATAAAAGTCATATCCCCTTTGGTTAACACTTCTCCACTTCTGTCTTTCATTAGATGCAGCTTTTTGCCACAATTCTCTAACTGATTCAGCTTTCTTTTTATTACTTAATCTAGGCATTATCTTACTCCTAAAGGATTATCTTGTTGTAACATATCCCCCATAGCCACATCTTCTGACAGTCCACCAAATAATTCTTTCCATTTTTTATTTCTTTGTTTCAATTCAACCGCTCCTTTACTAGTTGTAGTATATCTCCTATGAAACCCCTGAGACACAACATTCTCTCCACTAAGATACATTCTCATTGTATTTTTAAAACTACCAGTATTCATTTTAGTAGGACCGAGATTATACATGAAATCTGCAAGTCCATATTTCTGTCTATCAGATACCTTATTCCAATCAAATCCACGATTACCAGCATATAACTCAGCATACTTTAATGATGAAGTAGCCTCTCGATGAAGAGCCTCTTCTGCCTTTTTCTCATCCCAAGACGTTCCTCCAACCCAAATATTTATTGTACTACCACCATGCTTTTTTTTCTGAATCTTTCCTTCTCCAAGATCATTCTTACTAATTCTTTTACCATATCCAATAGTCCAATTGCCAGCTGCGTCTTGATAAGGCACATGTTTACCACCATGAATAACACTACCCTCAACATCTTTTAAATACCCAGTATATTTTTTCATCCAATTATCAGACGTCATAAACTATCTCCTCTTACCCCACTTTAAATCAAGAGGAACAGATATTCCAACATTAAAATCATAATTACGCAATCCGTGACCTGACCTCCTTCTTTCATAATCACCACTAACCGTAGCTTTACCTATAGGAAATGCAAAACTGCCTTTAGTAAATGGA